TAATAGTGGATCAACTAATAGATTGATAACAGTTCAAACAGGTGCATTTGGTGTAGCTTCTGTTACTATTTCTAATGCTGGAACAACTTATTCCGCAGGAATTTTAACTGCAACTGGTGGTGGTGGAACAGGGTTTTCTGCAACATTTACGGTTAATGGGAGTGGAGTAATACAAGCAGTAACGGTAGTAAATGCAGGACAAGGATATACATCCGCTCCTACTATAGTAATAAAAGATGCAGCAATGGGTGCTAATGCAGGAGATGGTAATGCATCATTGGTGGCTGTTATTGGAACCGCTGTAACAAAAGGGTCATTTATAATCGATGGGGCAGAAAGATTATTTATTGAAAAAGACCAATCTGATAAGATGTTTGCCGCACACGCTGAAGTTTTAATTACAGGTGTTTCAAATCAATGAAAACATACAAAGAGTTTAGAAAATCAATAGGTTTTCCTGTTAAAGAAAGAAAAGTCGAAGAGGTAATTCGGTCAGAAAAACCTTTGACGGAAGATGTTGTAGATCAATTAAGGTCAGTTGTAAAAAAGAAAAAAGAAGCGGATATTAAGTTTAAAAGCGGTACATCGGTTCCAATTGACCCCGAATCCGCAAAAACTATTTTGAAAACCTTTGACACACTAAATAGTTCTAACAAGAAAAAAATGCAAGATAACATGAATAAAGATACAAAATCTTTCTTAAAAATCTTGGATTTTGCATTCAGTAACGCAAAGTAGGATAGACAAATGAAACTTATATGCGAATTACAAGAATCTGTAGAGTATGAATTAATCGAAGAAGGAGCTAAACCTAAACAGTACTTCATTGAAGGTATCTTCATGCAGTCTGAAAAAAAGAATAAAAATGGTAGAGTATATCCTTTAAATGTCCTTGAAAAAGAAGTAGATAGATATGTTAATGAATATGTTACACCAAAACGTGCATTTGGAGAACTTGGACACCCTGACGGCCCGACAGTTAATTTAGATCGTGCATCGCATATGATTACCTCTTTGGTGAAAGAAGGTAAGAATTTTGTCGGACGAGCAAAGATTTTAAACACACCAAATGGTCAAATTGTCAAATGTTTGATTGATGAGGGTGCAAGATTAGGTGTTTCTTCAAGGGGAATGGGAACATTAAAACCAGATCAAAAGAACTCTCAAATTGTACAAAAAGATTTTTATCTTGCAACCGCAGCAGATATTGTTGCAGATCCATCTGCTCCTAATGCTTTCGTAGAAGGTATTATGGAAGGAAGAGAATGGATTTGGGATAATGGACTTTTGCGAGAACAAGATATAGAACGGGCAAAGAATAATATTCTAAACGCCACTTCCAAAAAACTTGAGGAAGTAAAAATAAATGAGTTTAAAAATTTATTATCAAAGTTGTGATATTATAAATATTAATACAATAAACGAAATATACCATTAACTATTAGGAGTATCAAGTTCTATGGAAAATACAACTCAAGAAGAAATTCTGGAAGAAACTGAGCAAGAAGGACTTGTTGAAGCTCCAGAACAAATTGAAGAAGAAGAAAAAGAAGAAATTATTGCAGAAGCACCCAAAGCAAAAGTCAAAGAAGATGATGACGAAGACGAAGATGATGACGATGACGAAGAAGAGGAAGAAGAAGAGCAAGTAAAGAAAGAGGAAGTTAAAGTTCCTTCTACTAAATCTGCTATGATCAAAGCCCTTTTCGATAAAGTCAATGGTCTGAAGAAAGAAGAAGTTTCTGCGAAATGGAAAGATCTTATGGATGTTGCAGAAGCAGAAGATTTGGGTGGAGAAACGCCCGATGATGCAACACCAGAAGGTGACACAGGTAAAATAGGTAAAAAGAAAAAGAAAATTAAAATTTCCATGCCTGAAATTAATGTAAAAGAAGATATCGATGCATTAGTAGATGGTGAAGAACTTTCAGAAGAGTTTAAGACCAAAGCTTCTACTATCTTTGAAGCCGCAGTTCACCAGAAGGTAATGGAAATTGCAACCGTAAAGATTGACGAACTCGAAAAAGAGTATCAGTCAAATCTTCAAGAAGAGATTGTTTCATTCCGTGACGAATTGACTGAAAAAGTCGATGGTTATCTCAACTACGTAGTTGAAGAGTGGATGAAAGAGAACGAACTTGCGCTTGATAGTTCATTGAAAAGTGAACTTACTGAAGAGTTCATAGGCGGACTTAAAAATCTCTTTACTGAACATTATATCGAAGTTCCAGACGAAAAAGTTGACATCGTTGAAAGCCTTTACGACAAGGTGGAAGAACTTGAAGGAAAATTGAACTCTCAAATCGATGATAACGTTCAAGTTACTAGTGAACTTAACGAATATCGTAAGGACAAGATCTTAGAAGAAGTTTGCGAAGACCTTGCAGACACACAATCGGAAAAGATGAAATCTCTCGTAGAGGGTGTTTCTTACGAAGATGATAAAGACGATTTTGAGAATAAAGTTAAGACGATTAAGGAAAGTTATTTCCCTAATCAAACAAAACAGGATGAAAATGTTGAACAAGAAAGTGATGGATCATCTGATGGAGAAGAAGTTTCTGACCCTAAGTTGAATAACATCATGGAAGCATATAGTAAAGCTATTGCTCGTAATTAATAATAATTTTAAGTTTTTTTAACAATTTAAGGAGTTTAAAAAATGCAACTCTCAGAAACAATTAATAAAAAGTGGGCTCCAGTTTTGGATCATCCAGATCTTCCTAAGATCAGTGATCCATATCGTAGAGCGGTTACTGCTATGTGTCTTGAAAATGTTGAAGCTCAATATGCTCAAGATAAAAGTGGTACTGGACTCTTAATGGAGGCTACACCTACTACTGTGATGGGTCTTACTGATACATCCGCATCATTAGGTGGTAGTGCTGGAAACCAAACCCATGTAAGTGCCGATTTTGCAGATCCAGTTTTGATCTCAATGGTACGGCGTGCAATGCCTCAACTCGTAGCATACGATGTTTGTGGTGTACAACCAATGTCCGGCCCAACTGGATTGATCTTTGCTCTCAAGAGTCGAGTCAATTCTATGTCAGGTGCAGAAATGCCAGGAGTCAATGCTGACGCCGTTGCAAGTGAATCTGGTACGCCAGGACACTCATCGGGTGACTTAGTTAAGACGCCTGGTCTTTTGATTACTGCCGGTGATGGTAGTGGACAAACTGGTAACGAATTCTCCGCATCAAGTGCTCTGGAAACAGACGGTGGTGAGGGCGATGTTGCTGGTGAAATGTCCTTCTCAATTGAGAAAGTTTCAATCGCAGCTGGTACACGTGCCCTGAAAGGTTCCTATTCAATGGAACTCGCACAGGATTTACGTGCAGTTCATGGATTAGATGCAGAAGCAGAACTTGCTAACATTCTATCTATGGAAATTCTTGCAGAAATTAACCGTGAGGTTGTTCGTAAGATTTATATCAACGCCGCAGTTGGTGCTCAAATTGGTACAACTACTGCTGGTCTGTTTGACCTTGATACAGATTCCAATGGACGTTGGATGGTTGAAAAGTTCAAAGGTCTGATGATGCAGATTGAAAAAGATGCAAACCAGATTGGAAAAGACACACGAAGAGGAAAAGGAAACATTTTGATGACTTCATCTGATGTTGCTTCTGCCCTTCAGATGGCGGGTATTTTGGATTATGCTCCTGCAATGAGCACAGATCTGAACACAGATACCGCATCTTCAACTTTTGCTGGTGTTCTTAACGGACGCTATAAAGTATATGTTGATCCATATGCTAATGCAAATGCACAAGAATTTTATTGTGTAGGTTATAAAGGTGATTCACCGATGGATGCTGGAATTTTCTATTGCCCATACGTTCCGTTGCAAATGGTTCGTGCGGTTGATAGTTCTAGTTTTCAACCACAGATTGCTTTCAAAACACGTTATGGTCTAGTTGCAAACCCATTTGCTGAAAATGCAAGTGCTTCAACTGGTCGTATGACAGGTGTTCTTGGAACCAATCCTCACTTGAATGTATATTACAGAAAAGCTGCAATTACCAACTTGATGTAATACTTGACCTACATATAGTAGGATTTCTGAAAGGGAGTGGAGAAATCTACTCCCTTTTTTTATTTGTAGTGATAATTTTCCAGTGAGGCCGCAATGATTATAGTGATAGGAAATGGTCAATCAAAATCTGTTTCCGATTTAAATCTTTTCAAAAAACATGTTACGTATGGTTGTGATTTCATTTATCGTAAATTCATACCAAATCATTTAGTTTGTCAAGATATCGATGCACAATTGGAATTGATAACCAATGATCTAACGAAAAAATACAAATGTTATTTTAGAGGATTCGATTTAATTCCAAGTATGCACTACGACATGCTTAAACAGACAACCGATAAGAGATATAAAATTGGAGAAAATCAACCAACGACAAACAACTTTATTCAATTTGCATATGAAGGAGTTATGTATTTCATTTGGATTGATCCATCTGATCCAACTGAAAATATTGCTTGGTGGTCAGATACTACATTTGAAGAATGGATTACTGATACAGTTGCACTCCGTTTGGCCGCTCAACAAAATCCTAGTGAAACATTTTTTTATTGTGTGGGGTTTGATTATTATCACGATCAAACAAAAGATGGTATATTTCTTGGAACTTCTATTACAGAATTTCATGATGAAAAACAAGATTCTTGGGTTGGTCAACATAAACACATAGAAGAAGAGTTCCCAAATTCTAAATTTATTTTTGTTGGAAAAGACATGGATTATGGGGAGTTTGAAAATCTGTTGAATAAATAGTATAGAAGGACTAAAAAGGAAATCCATGGCCGCAGCAAATAAAGTACCAGAAAATTTAAATTATCTTTCAAATATTAGTTTTAGACTAACAATGGAAGATGCACCAAGTTTAACTTGGTTTTGTCAGGCAGTAAATGTGCCTGGCGTATCAATTGAAGGTATAGATGTAATGACACCACATGCAACCATACCTTTTGCTGGAAACAAGGTTTCGTTTGAAGAGTTGTCCGTTAGGTTTATTGTTGATGAACATATGAAAAATTGGACAGAAATTTATGACAGAATTATTGCAACTGGTTTAACAGAAGGACATGAAAAATATAGACTTCTTAAAGCATCAAACACGTTACATCCAAGAGGTGGAATAGTTTCAACTGTTGTACTTACTGTTTTAACAAGTGCAATGAACCCCCAAATGGAATTTCATTTTTATGATGCATTTCCAATAACTTTATCTTCTCTTGAATTTGATAGTTCGGTTGGAGATTTGGAATATTTTACTGCTACCGCAGGATTTCGTTACGTAAACTATGAAATAAAAAATCTATTGAACAATTAAAAAAATTATGAAAATTGAAGACATTATGGAAATGTGGGGGGAGGACTCTCACATTGATGATAAAGATTTAGATAATGAATCTCTGAAGATTCCCAATCTTCATCAAAAATACCTAGACATATATTCCAAAGAAAAACGTAGACTTAGTGATCTTAAAACACATTGGAAAGTTGTTTTTCAACAACGTTGGGAAGTAGTCATTTCTAAAAATGGAAAGGGCCCAGACCACAATATACGAATTTCTAAATCCGAATTAGAAAAATATTACGTTGCAGCCGACGAATCATTGCAGAAAGCTGAAAAGATATTGAACGAACAAGAAGAAAAGGTAAACTACTTAAAATCTGTTCTTTCAATGATTGAGAATCGAAGTTTTCATATTAATAATGCAATCAATTGGAGGAAATTTGTTGCAGGTCTTGGATAAACTTTATGCAAATATTAATGGAAAAGGAAAACGAAGTATTCTTACGACTTTCTTGCGAGCCAGGTGTAAGGATGGAACTCAATCATTATTTTCGGTTTCATCCAAAAGATTATCAATTCATGCCAATGTTCCGAAGGAGAAAGTGGGATGGTTATGTTTATCTTTACAACATGGACAGTGGTAGAATATATTATGGATTAAAAAATAGAATACAACGTTTTGCGAGTGACCGAGAATACAAACTCATAGATCAAACAAATGATTCGATTGAACACATATCCAATGAAGATTATTTGAAGTTTCTTACATCATTTTCTTGTGAATATAGATTGAGAGATTATCAAAATGCAGCAATACGACATTCAATTGATAAACGAAGATGTGTACTTCTTTCACCAACTGCATCGGGTAAATCTCTTATCATTTACTATTTGGTACGATATTATTTTCCACAAAAAACATTAATCATTGTACCAACTCTTTCATTGGTAAGTCAGATGTATTCTGATTTTGAGGCCTATGCAAAAGTAGACAAAACATTTGAAGTCGAAAAATTCGTCCACAAGATTTTTGGAGGACAGGAAAAAGTAACAGATAAACCGATTATAATCTCAACATGGCAATCTCTGTATGTATTGAAAAAAGATTTCTTCACAGATTTTGAGTTAGTGATTGGAGATGAGGCCCACTTGTACAAGGCCAAATCACTTACTAAAATAATGAAAAATTTGGAGAATGCACCCTATCGAATTGGAACAACAGGAACACTTGATGATGTTGAAGTGCATAAATTAATATTAGAGGGGTTATTTGGTACAACAAGAAGAGTAACAAGTACCAAAGAACTTATAAAGAAGAAGACATTATCTGCAATTGCAATACGATGTCTTGTTCTTAAATATTCCGAAGAAGTGGCCGCAAAAATTTCAAAATTAAACTATCAAGAAGAAATTGATTTTTTAGTAAGTCATCCAGAAAGAAACAAGTACATTTGTAATTTAGTAAAAGGACTTACTGGAAATTCATTGGTACTTTTTCAATATATTGAAAAACATGGTAATATCTTACACTCAATATTGAAAGATATTATTGATCCGTCTAGAAAAATCTTTTTTGTTTATGGAGGAACAGATGCAGATTCAAGAGAAAAAGTCCGAGAACTTGTCGAAAAAGAAAAAGATGCTATTATATGTGCAAGTTATGGCGTATACAGTACCGGCATCAACATTAGGAATCTTCACAACATTGTTTTCGCTTCTCCTTCTAAGAGTCGTATTAGAAACTTGCAATCGATAGGTAGAGGATTAAGAAGATCAGAAACAAAAGAGGCTGCAACCCTTTACGATATTTCTGATGATTTGAGTTACAAAGATAAGAAGAATTATACATTAAATCATTTTATGGAAAGAATAAAAATCTATACAAGTGAACACTTTCCATATTACATTTATACTATTTCTATTTAAACCGTCACAGACTTATTATATCAATTTTTGAATAAAAAGTCAAGTGTTTTTTTATTTTTTTTTTAACTTGACAAATATAACAAAATTTGGTATACTTATACAATGAACTTAAATAAGAAAGGCAGGTGATCGTGGCCAGAAAAAAACAACATTATGTTGACAATGAAAAATTTCTAATAGTTATGGGGGAATATCGTGAAAAATATTTACAGGCAAAGGATACTGAAAAAGAGTTGCCTGTACTACCAGACTATGCTGGGGAGTGTTTCCTCAAAATAGCAGAACGATTATCCCATAGACCAAATTTTATAAATTACGCATTTAGAGAAGAAATGGTGAGTGATGGAATTGAGAATTGTGTTATGTATGCAAGTAATTTTAATCCAGATAAATCAAAAAATCCATTTGCATATTTTACTCAAATAATATATTATGCCTTTTTACGAAGAATAGAAAAAGAGAAAAAACAACTGTATATTAAATATAAAACGATGGAAGAATATAGTTCTTTAGAAGACCATGTAGATATGGGGGAAATGGAAGATTCAAAGTCCGTTTCTACTGGAGCATCACCATTGACAACTGATAAACGTGTTGCTATTCAAGAATTTATATTCGCATTTGAAGAGAAGAAACGAAAGAAGAAAAAACCCAAAGTTGCCAAAGAAGATGAAAATGTTGTTTCGTTTTCTCCATTAACAATATTTTTAGAAAAGGCCCACGCATGAAGATTGCTTTACTGACAGACACCCACTTCGGCGCAAGAAATGATAGTCTGATTTTCTCAGATTTTTTCCGAAAATTCTATGAGAATATATTCTTCCCCACATTGAAAGAAAGAGGAATAACAGAAATTATTCATTTGGGTGATGTAGTTGATAGACGAAAATTTATTAACTTTAAAACTCTAAATTCCATGAAAGATATTTTTTTTGATCCACTTGGTGAAATGGGTGGAAATATTAAACTCATAATTGGAAATCACGATTGTTACTATAAGAATACTCTTTCTGTTAATTCAATGAATGAATTGACAAAAGGGATGTCACACGTTACTGTTTATGATGAACCATGTGAAGTATCTTTAACAGATGATCATAAAGTAGTGTTTTTGCCTTGGATATGTGATGATAACGAAAAACAAACTAAAGAACTTATTGAAAAGACACGTACCAAAGTTGCATTTGGACATCTTCACATACAAGGAGCCGAACACATCAAAGGTTCGGTGAGTTTTGATGGCCATTCTCCAAAAATGTTTCGTGCATTTCAACATGTATTTACTGGACATTTCCATCATCGTTCTACTACTGAAAACATTACATATCTAGGGAATCCTTATGAAATAACTTGGAGTGATTATAATGATCCAAGAGGATTTCATATTTACGATACTGAAACGATGGAAACGGAATTTATTCGGAATCCATATTCGATGTTTCATAAAATTTATTATGATGATGATATAACAGATTATGGTGATTTATCACAATATGAAGATTGTTATGTAAAGATTATTGTTCAAAAAAAGAACAATTCTTATCTCTTTGAAACTTTAATGGACAAATTGATTGATGTTGGGGTAGGACATATTTCAGTAGTAGACAATTTGTTTGATATTGAAGATTTGGGAGATGATATAGAGAGTATGGAAGATGTAGAAGACACAATGAGTGTCATTAAGAGTTGTGTTGATGGACTACAAATAGAAAACAAGGATGAGTTGAATTTATTAATGCAAAATCTATATAATGAAGCACTAACCACAGAGACAGTGTGAGAATCAAACAATAACAATGAAAGAACAGGAGGGTCAACAAAATGACTAACTATGATATGGATGAAATAGAAAGACAGAGAGATAGAGAACGAAAAAGTAGAGGAATTCAACCAGAACCACAGGCAGCAATAACATTAGAAATTTCCGATGATGTAGTATTAAAATTATCATTGTTGGCACATGAAAGAGGAATCACTCTCAATAAGATGATTCATATTGCGTTGAAAAAAGGCCTAAGTAGTGTAGACAATACCTACAAGACAACCAATCCACAACTCCTAAACGAAAAAAGAAACAAAAATATTTCATGATTGTGTTCAAAAAAATCTCTTGGAGGAATTTTCTTTCAACAGGAGATAAACCTACAACTGTTTTTCTTGATAGGTCATCCACCACTTTGATTATTGGTGAGAATGGTTCGGGAAAATCTACTATTCTAGATGCGTTGACATTTGGATTGTTTGGAAAACCATTTCGGAATATCAATAAACCCCAATTGGTCAATGCGATTAATGAAAGAGGATTGTTAGTAGAGATTGATTTTTCTATTGGGAAGAAAAGTTATACAGTCCGAAGAGGGGTAAAACCGAATGTGTTTGAAATTTTCCAGAATGGTAAGATGTTTGATCAGACTGCCAATGTTCGGGATTATCAAGATTATTTGGAAAGAGTAATTCTCAAGTTGAATTACAAATCATTTACCCAAATTGTTCTACTTGGAAATTCGTCATTCGAGCCATTCATGCAATTGAAATTGTCGGATCGCCGAGCTATTGTAGAAGATCTTTTGGACATTCAGATTTTTTCTACAATGAATGGAATATTGAAACAGAAAAATTCTGAATTAAAAACAATTCTTCAAGATAATGAAAATCAAAAAGAGTTGGATGAAACCAAAATAAAATTACAACAAGAATATATTGAACGGTTGCACCAAGATAACAAATCAATTATTTTTGATAAAACTCAGGATATTGAGAACTTTAAAGAACAGAAAAAATACAGTGTTGATGCTTTAAATTCCCTCCAAAAACAAATTCTTTCTTTGAATGAAAAGATGTTATTAGAAGATGGTGTTCAGAAAAAAACCTCAGAATTTGGAACACTTCAAAACAAAATTGACATCAAATTGACTCAAGAACAGAAAGAACTTAAATTCTATGAAACCAATTCAACGTGTTCACAATGTAAACAATCTATTGATGATGTGTTTAAAAAAGAACGAATCATCGACATATCGAAAGGGATTGATGAAAAGAAAGATGGGCTCGATAAGATTGTGTCAGAAATTGACATTTTGGAACAACAATTAGAAGAGTTTCGATCTATTGGCCGGGATATTGGAGAGAAGAACAAGAAACTCGCAGGGATAGAATCTAAGATCCAATCCTTTGATTCTACCATAGAACGAACACAAAAAGAAATTGAAAAATTACAAGAGAAAAAACAACTTGATAGTGTGGGGGAGAATACTTTACAGTCCTTACAAGAAGATCTGAGAACCCTAGAGGAACAATATCAAGGGTTATGTGGGACAAAACAGATATATGAATATGCAAATGAACTCTTGAAAGATTCGGGAATCAAAACAAAAATTATTCGACAATACGTTCCAATCATAAACAAATATGTAAATAAGTATCTGAATGAATTAGATTTTCTCATTAATTTTTCAATTGATGAAAATTTTAGTGAAACTATTCGTTCACAATATCGTGATGAATTTACTTATGCTTCTTTTTCAGAAGGTGAAAAGATGAGAATTGATTTGGCGTTGTTATTCACGTGGCGCATGGTTGCAAAACTCAAGAATAGTGTGAATACAAACTTACTGATTCTGGATGAGGTATTTGATTCATCATTAGATGCAGAAGGAACCGATGCGTTTCTTAAAATCATTAATACATTAGATGCAGATACTAATGTGTTTGTAATTTCGCACAAGGGAGAAATCCTATTTGATAAATTCATTTCTACAATTAAGTTTGTGAAAGAGAAAAGTTTTTCTAGAATTGAGGCTTCATGAGTGATCTAATATGTGAATTAGTGAAAGAGACAGACCCATTTTTGAGGGAAAAACCAGAGGTATTTAATTTTGAAAATCCTCAAGTAGATCCAGAGAAATTATCAACTCAATTGATAGAGAATATGATACATCATAGGGGGTTTGGATTGTCTGCAAATCAAATTGGGATTCCTGTTACAGTATTTGCAATGAGAATGGATGAACATGCTTTGGTAGTGTTTAATCCAGAAATTTTAGAATGGAGCGAAGATACTACATATATGAGGGAGGGATGTTTGAGTTTCCCTGGCCTATGGGTTGCAATTGAACGTGCAAAAACGGTTGCGGTAAAATTTCAAGCACATGATGGAGAAGAACAAGTTGGGAGT